ACACATCTCCAAATGCATTGAAGATATGGCTTTCAAAATTACCTGATGATTGCATGTCTGCTGCGGTTTCCCTGCAAGATATTCAAAAAGGGATGCAGGCCATGAAATTCAATACAGTGCGTTTATTTAGGAAGGGTGCCGTTAAGTATGAGGGTATAGTGCATAACGCTCCTCGTATCATTAAGGGGCGTCCTGATGCTGTAATATGCCCACTTGTTAATATAAAACATTATGGCTATGATCTAACTCCAGAGAAGCAGGCAGAGAAACGTGCAAGGACTGAAGGCCTGTTATTGAAAAGATTAGAAAAAGATCCACAAGATGTAGCCGCCATGTTTTATCTTGTGCAGTCTTATACTGCATATAGCGAATTTGACAAGGCCATAAAATATATAGAATTGTACTCCAAAACTTCTGCTGAGACAGGGGTTGAATTTAATGGTTCTATATACTGTACCGCAGTTTCTGCCTATAGAAAATCAATGAACAAAGAGAAGTCTCGTGAATGGTTGTTGGCTGGATTGAAAAAATATCCTGATGATTTAGATCTATTAATGTGCCTCACTGAATATGGTGTGTGGGTGCAAGATCCGGATCTCATGGCAAAAGGTGCCAAGGGTTATCTAAATGCCTATGAGAAATGTCAAAATAACCCAGTAGCCAGTGGTAATAGATTCACGTATGCAAATTCTCCGGAGTCTGCTTCTTATTGTATGTTTCATTTATCTATGGGTATGTTCCAACAAGGATGTTTTATGTTGGATCAATTATCTGAAAAATTAAACACCGCAAATTCTGATTTTGCTAATGGTATCAGATCTGATGTCGCCCAAGTTTTTAAATCTTTTGGATTGACTAAAACGGATTGGGAAATCCCAGTCGTTGAACCATTAAAAGTTGTTAACTTAAATTCACGGAGGTAAAACCAATGACAACCATTTATAATAAAGCTACTGGTAAACCCGTAGAAGTGGCACATGCCATTGATCTAAAAGAATATATTGCAGGTGGTGCTTTTACTTATGAAAAGCCTGTTGAAAAGCCCGTTGTGCCAAAGGCAAAACCAGCAGTAATCCCAACTGTTGCAGATAAAAAACCAGTTGCTGGGCCAACACCTATTGCTAAGAAACCGGAACGGAAAATAAGTCCTAAGATTATTAGGAAGTAATATTATAGAATTCATGTGAGTGGGGTTTTCGTTATGGTAAAATCACCTGTAGGTACTGGTGGTATAATTCCAACTATTAAACCGATAACTGGTGGAGTTGATGGTGCTCCATTAACGATCACCCATCCAGGGATGATGCTGAAGATACCAATGATACAGTAACACTTGTGCAAAAATTAAGGTTAACAACCACTAACTTGCCAGCCGGTACTTATAGACTTGGATATTATTGTGAATGTTGGCAGAGTAGCGTTATTGATAATGTTAATATTAATATAGAACAAAACGATGCTGTTCTAATAGCCAACTTCTGTAAAGAGCCTAAAGACACGATAGATAGGCTTGTATTCTCTGGCTTTGATTTAATCTCATTAACAGGGGTGCATACATTTGATATGGATTTCAGCGCTCCCGTTGGTGGTACTTCTTATATTAAAAATGCTAGATTTGAATTATGGAGAATTGTTTAAAGGAGAATGGTTATGGCCCTTACATTAGTAAATACGGTTGCAGGAGCAAGTTCGAATTCATATTGCACAAGAGCTTCCTGTCTACCGATATTGGAGTCTAACATACATATTTATGCCACGTTTGCCTCCTTATCGACAGCTAATGCTGAGGCGTGTTTAATCAATGCCACTTTCCTTTTAGACACACAGGTTTCTTGGGTCGGTACAAAAGAAACTGATGCCCAGTCTTTAAGATGGCCTCGCACAGGAGCCACCGATATTGATGGCTATGCCATTGATGATGACACATATCCAGCATGGCTCTTGGAGGCAACCTCCTACTATGCCTACTTTCTTTCTCAAAAAAATCGCATTTCAGAGAGCGACACAATAGGATTTAAAAGATTGGATGCTGGATCATTAAGGATGGATATCGATAAATATGATCAAGCACAACCAATGCCTAATATAGTTTGGGATATTGTTAAACCATACGGAAATAAGATGGGAGCGCAACCAAGAACCTTGGTGAGAAAATAAATGGGACTAAAAGAAACATTTCAGAATGCAGCCAGCACAGTGATTTCTGGTTTTGGAAACGTTGCCTCCACCGTTGCTTATCATTCTCTTGGCACATTTTCTTATGATCCAGCAACAGGTACCAACACTGAAACCGGTTTCTCTGATACTACAATAAAACAGATACCAGATGAAATAAAATTGGAAGAGATCCAAGACAGAGATATAAAAATGACCGATAAGAAATTGCTGGTCGCCAACAATGACATCTCAGTTACACCAAAAGTTGGTGATTATGCTACAATAGATAGCCAACGGTTTAATGTCGTCGATTATGTCGCAGATCCGGCTATTGCACTTTACCAGATCTATGTTCGGAGAGCCTAATGGGTAAGCCTTGGCAACCTATGAATATGAGGTCTTTTGATCTCCAGTTTGATAAGATGGAGAAAGAGACCGCTGCTTACATGGTGGCTGTGCTAAAGAAGACTGCCCAAACCTGTTTCATGAATATATTGGAAACTGATAACCCACCATTCAAAACAGGTTCCTATATGGCAAGTCACAGAATAGGTGTGAATATTGAGAATACTAGCGATACTGTTTTTCACACAGTAGGTGTTCTCAGTTTAGAAAATGCTATTAAGAGATCTGCAACTGAATTGCCAAAACTAGCTGCTGTCAATTCAGTATCAGATACAGTTACAATCTCCAATTCAGTTGGGTATTCTACAAAATATGGTTTTAGTTGGGCTGCAAAGGTTGAATATGTAGGATGGGGTGGAAAAGGCGAATATTTGGTTTATGAGAAAGCAGTTGAAAAAACAATGCGACAATTACCAAATATAGCAAAAACAATATCTATTACAGATATTAAGGTGGTTGGATAGATGGGCACTTTCCAAGACATAAGAGCGGCAATAGAAACAAGGTTTAGCACTAATTGGACAGCCACAGATATCTCTTGGGATAATGTTGATTATGATCCTAAACCTGAAACTGCGTTTGTCCGTTTGATGATAAATGAAACTGATTCTTTCCAAGTTAGTATGAGTACAACACCATGCCACAGATTTACAGGCATTATACATATAACAATAATGGTCCCAGTTGGAACAGGAACTAACACTGCCCGTGGTTATGCAGATGCAGCAGCCGCTATATTTAGGAATGCTGATTTTAGTGGCATTAATTGCAGGTCGCCACGGATAGTGAGAGTGGGCGATGTTGGTGAATTTCACCAAATAAGTTGTTTGACTAATTTCTGGAAAGATGAGTCTTTATCCAATGCGTCCTAATAAGTCAAAATGTTCGGAAGAACATGTCCGTATAGATTTTGTACCAAGGCATACAGATGGTGAATGTAGGTGCAAAAACTGTAAAAAACTGTTGGCGAAAATAAAAAGTGTTGACAAATTTATGGTGATTGAGATAAAGTGCAATAGATCCAACTGTGGGTTGATAAATACATTTGAGGTCAGTAGGAATACTGAATACGTCAATGATTTAGACCACAAAAAAAGGATGCTCAATTTACACGAGTGCTAATTAAAATGAATGTGCTAACGACAGAACCTCCTAGAAGGTCACTACTTGGTATAAACGAATCCTATAGGGAGGTATTTTACAATGGGTGACAGTAACAGAACAGCGCTGTATTTTGGAGAAGAGGTAACGTGGGGTACTCTTGCTACCTGTACGTTTCAAGAGCTTCGGTTCACTGGTGAATCGTTTGCTTATAATATTACTAATGTAACGAGTACGGAAATTCGTAGTGATAGACAGGTTACAGATCTAATTCAGACGGATGCAGATGTAACCGGTGGTTTTAATTTTGAACTGAGTTATGATTCTTTTAATGCCATGCTTGAAGGTGCATTGTGGAGTGATTGGTCCACACCTCTTGCTGTATCTGCACTAGGTATTGGAATTGAGGTTGGCGGTACTCTTACGGCTGGTACAGGAGCTACTGATGATACCGCAAACTTTTCATTGGCAACTGTCGGTCAGTGGATTGAATTGCGTGGCAGCACAAATGCAACCAATAATGGTTATTATCAGGTTACAGCCAAGGCCAGTTATACCAGTATGACAGTTTCGCCTGTTCCTGATGCTACTGAAGCTTCTGGCACGGATACCATCACCATTGGTGGTGCATATCTTAGGAACGGTGTAACTGAGCATAGTTACAGTGTGATCAGGTATCATGGTGGAATGACTGATACACAATATTTTACTTTCTTGGGTCAGGTTGTTAATTCATTTAATGTGTCGGCACAGTCCGGTTCTATTCTCACGGGTAGCTTTGATTTTATTGGTAAGGATGCTACTTTGACACAAACAGCTTCCGGTACGTCTGTTTCTGGAGCAACAGAAGCCAGTTCTACTTCGATATTAAATGCAGTTAGTAATGTTGCAGAGGTTCGTGAAGGTGGTAGTGATGTCGCAAGTTGTCTGGTACAGGGTGTTGATTTCACCGTAGCAAACAATGTTCGTGGTTTGAAAGCAATAGCCAATCTCGGAAATTGTGATGTCGGTGTTGGTAAATGTGATGTAACAGGTACATTGACCGCCTACTTTAAAGATAATGCTCTGTATGATAAATACTTGGCCGGTACTGCAAGTTCGTTATCTTATAAGGTAGAAGATAGTTCTGGTAATGCCTACATTTTTGATATGCCCCAGATTGAGTTTGAGTCTGATGGCATTAATGCTGGTGGGCAGGATCAGGATGTTATGGAAACCCTCGGTTTTAGGGCTTATATGGATCCAACTTATAGCTATACTATTCAGATTAGTAAGTTTGCTGCATAAGGGATCTTTACCGTATAGGGCCTTTTGGGTGTTTCTGTTCTTTTCTCGGTTGATGTGCCCCGTGTCGATATGAGTTTTCAGTATACTCATTTGGCCCTAATCTTAAAAATAACTGTGAGGTTATTAAAATGGGAACAGTAGTCGTTGAACAGTTCAATCCGGTAAATGGATATTGGAATAAACTGTATGAAGTGGATCAAGCTGATTTTGATGCTGATGCGCCCATTACAGTAGATAAATATGGGGGTCAATATAGAACCCATATTGTTGGTGGTGAAGCACTAGAAGAGATCGCTGAAGAAGTAGTTGAAGAGGAACCCATTGAACCAAAG